CGCAAATCGTTTGTACATGCGTTATGCCTATTATACCATGCATCCCGAAGAAGTTCCATTGTTTCATGAGATGGTAGACTTGTTGTGTTATGGAGATGACAATATTGGATCCGTGGATGAGAGGGAAAAATTGTTCAATCATTCTTCCATTGCTGCTGTGATGGAATCCATTGGAGTTGGTTACACCATGTCAGACAAGGAGTCTGCTTCAGTCCCTTTCATTGACATTGATCAAGCTGACCTCTTGAAACGCAAGTTCAAGAAGCATGACACTCTGGGCAGCATAGTTGGGCCCATTGAAGAAGCCTCTATCTTGAAGTCGTTGCACACTTGGAGGACAGATTCTCCCTGTGTGAAGGCGAGTACATGGCTGGTGTTTTGCGTCAAGCCCTTGATGAGTACTTTCTGCATGGCAAAGAAGTGTATGACATGAGGAGACCTCAGATCGAAAGAATTGTTCGTGAACATGTTTGTAATCCTCCAATATCAGATTTCTTCTTCCCACCCAGTTTTGAAGACTTGGTGAAAAGATACGAGAATACTAGTAGCGTGATGGAGGATTTTCCGCAAGGAGTTGCGAGTTACAGGACAAAGGGTTTGGTGAAACAATCGTTCTTGGACCCTTATCCTCCGCTGGACTCTGAAGTGAGGCTAGAAATTCCTGATGAAATGCCAGTTTGTGATCCTTATTTCGATCACCCAACTTGTATGGACCAATATTGTAATTGGGATTCGATGGTTCCTGATATTGTTGCTGCCTTTATGATGATAGTTTCTGTGTCAGCAGCCATGTTTAATGGTTGGATGTATCGTATGGAGTTCGTACCTAAAATTGATTATAGGATTTTCCTTCTCATTTTCCCTTTGTTAACAAGACCACCAGTTCTGATTAGTTACATGATTTTTGGTTATCTTTCAGGCAAACATTGTGAGTTGTGTCTTACCATGTTGCAGTTCGGTTTAAATGACTTCAAAACTAAGAAAAAGAGAACTGTGAGGTGGCCTGCGAGAAACTGGAAATTTTCCAATCTGGTTTGTAGGCATGTGGATACTCCTAGGAAGGCTAGGAATAGGGAAAAAGCTGAAGAGTTGAGACTCTTAGCCCATAAGGCAAAGATGAACTTTGTCAAGAAGTTGAATGTGGCCAAATGGAAAAAGGCCAAATTGGAAAAGCAGGCTGAGGTTCTACCCTACTATGACGAACTCGAACAACGAATCCAAAGTGATCGTATTCGAAGAAGGATGGTGGAGATAGATAGAGAACTAGTCTGTCACGAGTTGTTGATGTTAGATGCCAATGTTGGCCAACCCATAAGAGTGTTTAGCGGTGCTTGCATTCTGGGTATTTCGATGGAGCAGAGGCTAATGGAGCGACAGGCAACAAATCGCATGTGTAATCAGATAACACGTGCATGGATGGTTCTGAAGATGCACACTACTCCTCTACGTGATTTGTTCACAGGGGAAGTGCTCCGCAAGATCCTGTCTGGGGCGTCACCTACTTTTATAGCGGTGCACCCGGGCGAATTTCAAATGGATGGCGGCTTTCGTTCGCAAGCTGCACAATTCCGGGAAGAGGC